TATAATTACTCTCAAGTCTCAGCAGTTGAATCTTTAAAGACTAAAGTAATTAATTCACTAACAAATTATTCAAATTCTATAGACCTTAATAAATTTGGTGGAAGATTTAAGTATAGTAAAGTTCAACAAATTATTGACAATACCGACACTGCCGTAACATCTAATATTACTAAGATAAGAATCAGAAGAGATTTGAGGGCACTGACGAATCAATTTGCCCAATATGAGTTATGTTTTGGTAACAAGTTTCACATTAATTCAAGTGGTTACAATATTAAATCTACTGGATTTAAAATTTCCGGTGATCCTGATACATTATATCTAACAGATGTCCCAAATAAAACTTCGTCTGGAGATTTGGATGGTAGTGGAATGGGAATTATATCAGTAGTAAAAGAAATTGGTGATGGTACTACAAGAGTTATTGTAAAATCTGCAGGAACTGTTGACTACTTAAAGGGTGAGATTATACTCGGAACAATAAATATCACCGCAACATCATTAGCAAATGATATTATTCAAGTACAAGCATATCCAGAATCGAACGATGTTGTGGGATTGAAAGATTTATATTTGAATTTCAGCATCTCAGAAAGCACAATAAATATGGTAAGAGACGTAATTGCCTCTGGAGATGAAATATCGGGAACGGTATTTTCTAGAGATTACTATACCTCAAGTTATTCAAACGGGAATCTAACAAGAAAGTAATATGATACAGACTGGATTTGAGTCTAGAGTTAAGGTTCAGCAAGTTATTGAGAACCAACTTCCAAATTTTATTTTGGATGAGAGTCCCAATACCGCAGAGTTTTTAAAGCAATATTACATTTCTCAGGAATATCAAGGTGGTCCAATTGATATTGCAGAAAATCTAGATCAATATTTAAAACTCGATAACTTAACTTCTGAAGTAGTAGTAGATAGTACATATAATACTTCACAAATTTTATCCACTGATACCATAATCTCTGTTAATAGTACTAAGGGATTCCCACAAAATTATGGGTTATTAAAAATTGATAATGAGGTTATCACATATACTGGATTAACTACAAATACATTTACTGGTTGTGTTCGTGGATTTAGTGGTATTACTAGTTATCATCAAGATTTAAATGCAGAAGAACTGGTATTTTCAGAATCAATAGCAGTATCTCATAGTATAAATTCTTCCGTACAAAATCTTAGTTCTTTATTTTTAAAAGAATTTTATAAAAAATTAAAATATACTTTAACACCTGGATTGGAAGATGTTGATTTTGTTTCTAACTTGAATGTTGGAAATTTTATAAAGGAGGCAAGATCTTTCTATCAGGCAAAGGGAACGGATGAATCGTTTAGAATTTTATTCAATGTTCTATATGGAGTAACTCCTAGAGTTGTAAACCTGGAAGAATTTTTAATTAAACCATCTGCCGCAGAATTTATTAGAAGAGAAGTTGTAATATCAGAAAGACTCTCCGGAGATCCTGCCAAATTAGTTGGACAGACTATTAAAAAATCTACAGATAATATTACAAGTGCATCAGTATCTGAAGTAGAACCATTTACAAGAAATAATAAGCAATACTTTAAAATTTCATTGTTTGTTGGATATAATGATGTTTCTGCGGTTGAAGGTAATTTCACAATCACACCAAATACAAAGTGCCTAGAAAATGTTTCTATTGGATCTTCTGTAATTTCTGTAGATTCCACAATTGGATTTGCGGGGATTGGAACAATCATATCTGGCAATAATACTATTACCTACACTAGTAAAAGTATTAATCAATTTTTTGGTTGTACTGGTATTACATCCACAATCAACTCTACAGATAACATAAGATCTGATGAGATTTATTATGGATATGAAGATGGAGATACTACTAAGAAAGTTGAATTGAGATTTACTGGAGTGCTTTCTAAATTTGTACAAGTATCTGACAATTTTGATGTTAATGAAGGTGATGTCATTTACGTCAAAAATATTGGAGACTTGATTCAAAATCCAGAACAGAATAAAACATATAAACAAATTTTTGCAAATTCTTGGATATACAATACCAGTTCAAGATATCAAATAAAGGATATTAATAATTTTATTTTAACTAGTCCAATTGATAAATCAAGTTTAAAAATTGGAGATAGAGTTGAGATTGTAGAGAGAGGTACTAATAATATAAAATCTTCTGGTACAAATATAACAATTTCCAATATTAATAAACTTCAAAATTCAGTTAGTCTAGATTATAATATCAATTTTATAGCAGAACCCGGAATAAAATATGACTTAAGACGAAAAATTAATACTGCAAATAGTTCAGTAGTTCCTATTGAATTTGGAAATAATATTATTATATCTGATGTACAAAATTTATATACTGATGAAAATTATGCATATGTTGCTTCCAATTCATTACCTTCCAATAAGGTAACGGCATTAACACAATATGCCTATCAAATAACAAAGAATATTAATTCTTCATCAATTAGTAATGGCACATCTGCATTTTTAAAAGATGCTGTTGGTGATGGCACATATTCAACTATAGAATTTGATAATCCAGTTAGTTTTATTAATGGTGATAAAATTTATTACCAACCAGAACTGAGTCCTCTAGTAGGATTAGAAACTGGTGCTTATTATGTTGAAGTTGAATCTACAAATAAAAATAGGATTAAATTATATTCTTCTAGATCATTTATTGGCGGAACCGATTATTTGACATTTGGACCTTCAACACCTTCAACTGGTTCTCATAAATTTACAATATATTCCCAAAAATCTGCTGAAATCTCACCTCAAAAGGTACTTAAAAAATTCTCATTAAATGTAAATGATACAAATGGAATAGGGGAAGCAACAATTCCTGGACCAACTGGAATGTTGATCAATGGTGTAGAAATTAATAACTACAAATCAGAGGATAAAATTTATTATGGACCATTAGAATCTATTAGTGTATTGAATGGTGGAAATAACTATGATGTTATTAATCCACCATTAGTATCAGTTTCATCTGGAGCAGGAACAACTGCTCTAGTACAACCAGTAGTTAGTGGTATTATTGAAAGTGTTTATATAGATACTCAAGATTATGATATTAATTCTATTGTATCAATTGGAGCAAGTGGTGGTAATGGTTCTGGTGCTGTTTTTGAACCAATTCTGACAAAAAGAGTAAGGGAAATTTTCTTTGATGGAAGAGCAACTACAAATTCTGGTGGTATTAGTACAACTACGGGACAACTTACGTTTTTAACTAATCATAATTTACTCGATGGTGAGGCAATAATATATAATTCCAATGGAAATAATGCAATTGGTGTTGGAACTACAGGGTCTAGTTTGCAAACTTTAGTTAATAATGGTACTTATTATGCAAAAATTTCTAATAGTACCACGATTAAATTGCATACGTCCATCTCAGATTATTCATCGGGAATTAATACTGTAGGATTTAGTACCTACAAGACTTCAGGAATTCACAAATTTGTAACTGCTTCAAATAAAAATACATTATCGGAAATTAAAGTTATCAATGGTGGCAGTGGATATACTAATAGGAAATTAATTGTCAATCCAATAGGAATATCTACAATTAATCATACAATTAATTTTGAAAATCACGGATTTAATAGTGGGGAGTTAGTGACATATGAATATCAAACATCCTCGATAGGAATTTCTACATTATCTCAATATTATGTTTTAAAAAATGATGATAATTCTTTCAGATTATGTGATGCTGATGTTGGTGGTACAGATATTTCAAATTATGAAAGAAAAAATTATGTTAAATTTTCTTCCATTGGATCCGGATATCATTATTTCAATTATCCAAATATCTCAGTTTCTATAAACTACACTTCAGTTGGTTTTGGCACAACTACTCAAGAATACCAAACACTTATAGCAACACCTAGGGTTAGGGGTAGTATTGTAGATGCATACTTATATGAAAATGGAACCGGATATGGATCGACTATTTTAAATTTTGAAAGAAAACCATTAATAAGAATTAAAACTGGTAAAGAGGCACAGATAAAACCAATTATTATCAATGGTACTATTGATTCTGTAAATATTCAGTATGGTGGATTGGAATATTATTCAAATCCAGATTTAATTGTAGTCGATCCTACAGGAGCAGGATCTGGAGCAGAATTAAGACCAGTCATTACAAATGAAAAAATTACAGACGTTAAGGTTATTAATGCTGGAATTGGTTACTCTAGTACGTCAACAATTCAAGTTAGACCATCAGGATCTAATGCAGTTTTTGATATTGGAATTCGATCTTTAACAGTTAATAATAATGTTAAATTTGGAGATGAACTTTTATTAGAAACTGAGAATAAACTACAATATTCTGTTTGTGGATATTTTGATAAATTAAGAGAATCATTTAATGATACTGATCCAAATGTTGTTTCTGGTATAATTGGATGGGCATACGATGGAAATCCAATTTATGGTCCATATGGATATGCTGATCCAGAAGAAAGGACCAGTTCAAAACTTTTAACTTCCGGATACACACTAAACCCGGCAAATATTGTTGATAGACCACCTGGATTTGATTCAGGATTCTTTGTTGATGATTATGTTTACACCAATTCTGGAGATTTGGATGAAAACAATGGAAGATTTGGAAAAACAAATGATTTTCCAAATGGAGTTTATGCATATTTTGCAACTCTCGCATCATCTTCTGGAACACTAACTCCACAATTTCCATATTTTATTGGAAATTCTTATAGATCCAATACTTTAGAAGAGAATCTAACACTTGATCAGTCATTTGATTTCAATAAT